TACTACATCAATTTCTTCAGCAGACTTAGCGTTTAGTATTTGATAATCTTTTGTACCATCATCTTGTTTAGAAACAAAGACTACGAACTCTTTATTAGAATCTACATATCTTTCTACCTTATCGCCAAAATCTTTATAGTCTTCGTCTTTTACCCAGCCGTTAGGAGCGTCAACAAAAACTAGATCCTTCTCATCTATAACTTCATCAGTTACGCTTGGAACTATAGGTTCAGGAGAATATCCATCTGGAGTTGGTAAAACTGCTTTTATATACTCACCTTTAACAGGATTTACTTCAGCAATTTTTCCATCTGGAAACTCTACTTCTACATCTCTACTATTCTTAGCGTTAGCAACTACTCTTCCACTAAGACTAAATATTTCTCCATTAATACGACGAATAAGAGCGCGAATTCCTCCGCCTTCATAAGCGAATCTTCCTTTACGATCACGACGTTGGCGTCTAGCACGAGCACTACGTGATTCAAAAGAGTTTCCATCAGTTGCTGCAATTAAAGCCTCGCCAGGAATCATTCCTTGAGGAAGTGAAAGTAGTATTGAAGTGTAGTAAAGATGCTCCACAGACCCTGGTATAGATTCAAATGCTGAAGCAAGAACTGCTTTTGCTTTTTCGTCTGTAATTCTTGGATCAGCAGCAAACCAACGAGAGCGTGCAATTCTTAATGCACTAGCAGTCATTGAATGCTCACGAGTTGAGCGTGGGTGAGAGATTGGTAGTAAATCTGTATTAGTTGCGTAGAAGAAATCACTCTTATTATGTTTAGCAAGTGATATGTACTTATTGAGTTCTTTAATTGCCAAGTGCTCGCGAAGAGATAGTGGTAACCCTTTACTCTCTTCTAGAGAACGCATAACTACAGAGAAGGCGGCTTTTTTAGTAATCTTTCTTGCAGTAGATGAAGAGAAGTTAGAGTTGTCTACGATTGATAAAACTTTATCTCTTAAATCTACTGCTTGCTTAATAGCATTAGCGCGACGACCTTCAGGAGTGATGGCATAACTAATTCTTCTTACTCTACTCATGCTTGATCTTCCTCTTCTAATACTGGAAGCAAATCTGCATCTAAACTACCTGCTCCAAGTGAGGCAAGCAGTGATGCTCTTAAGAATGGGTCTTCTCCGTTTTTAACTGCTCTCAACCAACTTGCTCTAATTGCAGGCTCTGCTTCATACCCATAACCTAGATACTCAGTCATAGCAAAAATTGCATCTTCTACAGTTTCATAATCTTCTCTGTTCTTTAGTAGAACATTTAATTCTTGATCTATTACATATTCATCTAACTCATCTTTTACTTGAGTTAAATCTTTACTACCTTCTACATTAACAACACCGTCAGGTATTACGGCAAATCTACATTTTCCTGTTGGCTCAACAGGGAGAGCAATGATTTTACAATTCGAACCCCCAGCATATAGAACGCAATTGGCGCAAGTAACACCAATAGAAGCAACTTCATTTTCCGCTGGCGGGGTGTAGCCTGCCCAGATACCTTCTTCATCTTCATTAAATTTTCCATACTTCTGCGAGATCTCAATTAATGCGTTTGCTAAATCTTGTTCTTCAGGAACTAAACCTGCTGCAGTAATAGAGTTTGATTTTTTACTGCTGCGGGGATGAGAAGATGGTAGCAAATCATTGTCTGACTTATAAGCAGCATTTGTTGGTCTACCAGATTTAAGTAGTTTCAAAAAAGCATTTACTCGTGCCATTGCCCACTGATTACGGTTCATACCAGGGCGGTGAGAAACAGAGAATGCTCCAGCACCACGACGATAAACTGCTTTTAACATACCTAAAGTTGCTCTTCTTCCTTTAGGACTTTTTTCATTATGCTTAGATGCTTTTTCTTTAAGAGAGTTTTCTACTGCTTTAGAAAAAACAACTTTACGAGAACCTGATGCAGATCCTTTTTTATTTTTACTAGAACCTTTAATTTGATCTTTTTTAGGAGCAGGAGTCTGAGAGATTGTTCTTTTATTTTTTGCTGCAAACTCTGAGTCATCTGAGGCATCAACAGGAACGCAGTTGGGAACCATCTTTCCATCTTTTTCTTTCATTCCAACTTGCTTATAGCCTTCCCAACAAGGGTCTCCTGCAGAAACAAGTGAAGTAACTACATTATCAAATGATGTATTAGACATTCTCTGTTCCATCAACTGCTTGCTGTAATACTTGTTCTACCTCTGGTGGAAGAGGTGCAACAGAATTTTCTTGTTGCGTATCTCTAACTGCATTCATCATTTCTGGAGCAACAGTGTTTAACATTGCTTCTGTTAACTCTGGACCAATTGAGCCCTTTTCAGAGAGCATACGGATAGCAAGTTCGTTCGGTGTTGGTGCATCCATAGATGAGAATCCATGTGCACGTCTCCATGAGTCGTAAGAAATAGCACCACGATCAAATCCTGAGTCAGCATCGGCTGCTTTATCATTTCTAGTAGCAACTGCTGAAGGGTCATACCAAACAACAATTCGATCTACTTCTGATTCAGTAAATCCTTGTGCCTTAAGGTATGGACGTAAGTAAACAACTGTTAAAGCATCAGCAATTAATAGCATTAATGGTTCGATGTGTGCCTTATATAGTGACTCATCGATTTGAAGTGCGTTTGAATACTTAACATTTGCTAAACCTGTAACAACATCCTTTGGAACATCTAGTCCTTGAAGGATTCGCTCTAACACTCTGTCGGCGCGAGAAGCAAGTGCTGGATCAAATGAACGCTCAAACTTAAATTGTTTAATCTTGTCGCCAAGTTCTGCAGGACCGCGAATAATAAGTGGAACTACTGCGCTAGCAGACTCCTCATCACGAATAGGAGTTGTCATAGCGTCAATTAATTGCTCTTCAAACTCATCCTCTGCTTCTTCTGTAGTAAATCCTGGGTTTGCTTCGCTATCTGTGTCATAAGGATAGTCTGGGTCGCCACCTGCTGCAACAGACAAGCCATCTGGTAAATAAAGTGCACCAGCATTTAGGCGTGAACGTGCTGTAGCACGGAATGTTCTATTAAGAAGTAAAAGTTCTGCACAAAGATCTAGTAAGCCACGAAGAGATGAGTCTGCTTCATCTGAGTAACGAGGATGTGAACGCCAGATACGACCTACGAATGCACTTTTAGAAAGTTTATTGGTGGATGCCATAGATCCGCCGATACTTTGTTCTCTACGACCAACAACATTAAATCCACCACGAGTGTCAGTCATAATCTCATCTACAGATTTAATATCCCAAGACTCTGGAATTCCTGAACCAACACGTTCTGGCATTTGAACTAAGTAACATTCACCAGCAACTGAAATGTTTAATGCAGCATCGCGAAGAAGTCCTGCTTGTCCACCATACGCAGAATCTAAACGAGCAAGTGCTCTTTCAGCGGCGGCAGCCAAACGTGGATCGATAACACTAGATAACGCAACTGGTGCTGGTGCTTCTGCAGCATTATCAACAGCAGCAGCGTAAATACGAATACGAGAAACAACGGAGGCAACTAAGTTAAATGCGTATTTGATTTCTCCAATAGCATCATAGTATTCCCATGCTTCAGATTGCCATGCACTAGATCCAGCAGAGCGACGTTGTTTGAATTGTTCAAACTCGCCTTTATCATTAATTTTAATTTGTACTGCAGCAGCAGTTAAAGTTCTAGGTGTTGAATAGGAAACTGATTGAGCATTAGAGGAAATAAATATTCCAGCAGCGCCTGTAAGTTTTGGCTTAATGTTTCTAACTATCTGAGTTGAACGGGTAGTAGACTTTTTTCTTTTTCTAATTTTCTTTGGAGCAATTTCAGACGCAACAATAGGGGTAGGCTCTATCGGCTCTTGATGTTTAAAAACACTCACCCTTGAAACTCCTCGTCTCTGTGGCGGAATAGAAGAACTATCACTTTTCTTCATACGCAGCCAGTAAACCAGCAATAGCAGAGATTGCTAAAACAACCTCTACTGGATGTACTACATTAGGGATAATGATACGTGATATTTCAAGTAGTGATGCGATCCAAATTGCGGTACACCACATACAGGTAAATAGATAACCAAACTTAGATCTCTCTGGGGGGAACTTTTTCCAGATTGCATTTCTTAATTTAGAGAATATCTCGTCCTTAACAATAAGCCTTGCTATTCTGTAAGTGGCAAGGCCAGCCACTGATAATTCAAAGAAGTTGTCCATTTACTCTTCCCCTCCAACAGTGATGATTGACCCGTATGGGTTCCAAGACCTAAGCCTAGAGCCACATCCGCAGTTATCGTCTTTAGTAAATGCAATAAGTTTTCCAGATTCGGTGGTAACCCTATGGACTCTATCTATCTTGCTATAAGAAACATAAGTTTCATTGAAGACTACATTGGCTCCTGTAGGGGTATCTACAGCAATTAAGAGTTTATTATTCAGCAAGATTGCTCTACATCTATCTACATGCCTAGTGCCTGCAGGAGATGCGCCCTTAGGTAGAAGTTCATTTATATCCTCTAAAGATCCTGGTAAGGCTAAGGCGACCATCGCTGGAAATACATCAGCTACCACGTTCACACAACCTCCTTGTACTCGGAAGGTATGTGAAAATCTTCCCAGCCGAAATATGATTTAGCGATTGTTAGGGGGACTAGAAGAGGTTTTTCTCTAGAAGCACCTTTAGGAGTTAACCATACATCTATGTCCTCTACTTTAACTACAACGGGGCATAAAGCCCAGACTTTATTTTTCTTAAGAAGATTCAGTGGAAAAGCAATCGGGTTAGGAGATTCTTTAGAAGTAATTGTTTCTAGACGTCTAGCGTTTGGTCTAGAACCTTGCTTCTCTGGGTTTAGCCATATGGCAACAACTAGATCTTTATCTAAGTATGTGCCAGAAGAGTTTTTATATGTTTTAGCCATTGCTTATTCTTCTAGCCATGGCTCGATATGTAACGCCAGCGGATTCAGCGATAGCGGCGGTTGAAACTCCTCGATTATGCAGACTCCTTGCAAGTTCAGTTAAAGCAACATTTGCTAAGGCTGGTTCACTATTTGCTGCGCTCTTTGATCTATAGCGTCTAGAAAGGCTAGAAAGGTGTTTTAAACGTGCTCTAATCTCAGGAGGTACACCAAGAGATATAGAACGAAGTCTAGGCGTATCAGCAATAGGGGAAAGAACCGTTAAAGACTTGGATGGAGTTTCTGGGATAGGTTTTATTTGTTCCTGCTGAGTAGCATTTTTAACCCAGAAATGAACAGTTGATTTTGGTTTAGGCGGAGTAAAAGACTCAGCGATAATCCCAAGTGACCAGCCTGCTTCCCAGAGGGAGCGAAGGCGGGCAGTAAATGCATCCTGAGAAAGAGACAGTAAAAACTTAATCTCTTCCTTAGGTAATTTTGGTTTGTTTTTCACTGTTCTATTTTACATTGTTTTTAAATGTCGTACAGGAAAAGGGCATTGCTTATTGGACGAAAAGACAAAAATATGAAGGTTTCCATTATTTGCTTTTGGCCTGTGAGAAGGCTCTGCATGGATTTGGACATTTTCTAAATCGTTTCCGGAAAGTTTTTTAATGACACTAGGCTTTTTTACTTTTTTAGGTTTTAAGGCAAGAAATACTTTTATTTTTTATATCTATGTTTAGTATTGTTCTATAGGTATAGGCTTGTAGTCAAGGTTGAGTCAAGGTGGCTCAAGTTTGGTTAGCCTAGATATATCAGGGCTTAGATGTTTCACAACTAAAAAAATTGTTCTAATGTTGAATGCACTAAAGCCATTACTTATGGTTTGACTAATTTTGCTTTTATGTCCAACTATCAACCTAGAGTCTAGATATTCCAACTGAGCATAGGCTATTGCTTAAGATTATTTAATGCTAAATAGAAAGCCCCCTTTCGGGGGCTCTTTAATATTAGTAGGCTATTGCTACCTTTGTGTTAGAGAACAACTTCTTTAGCGTTGCCTCGTTAATACCTTCACTGCCACAGAACTCTAGTAGTGCCTTCTGAGTGTTTTCCCTATACCAACCTCGTTTATCCATATCGGCATCGGCAAATCCTTTTGATATCAATTGCTCTTGAACTAAAGCAACTGACCTAGAGTTTCTTTCTTTGCTGCTAAGAACTAACTTAGACAACACAACAACTTCGCCATCTTGATAGCTGGCTGCTGCTGTAGATTTTTTACTTTTTGCTACTTCAGCCGCAGGTGTTTCAACTTCAGCCGCAGGCTCTGGAGTAGCAACAACTTCAACAACTGGCTCTGGCTCTGGCTCTGGAACTACAACTGGCTCTGGCTCTGGCTCTGGCTCTGGCTCTGGTGGAGTATAAACAACTTCAACAACCGCAGGGGCTTCAGCCTCGGCAGGTGCTTCCCAACTGAGTGGGGCTTCTTGATTTAATTCATCGCTCACTAGATTGCTCCTTCTGGGAATTTGGTAATCCATAAGTTATACATGGCTTGGTCGGTATCACCATTATAAGGGAACTTACCTACCCCCCATGATGACCAATCGCTTCCTTCGTTGCTCATGTAGTAAGCAATCTGGGCATTAACAACTGGGTCGAATAAGTCTTTATTAGAGTCAAGACCAAACTTATCACGCCGTGCTACGCCTAATCCACCAATCATGTTGATTTGGAATATGCCGTATGAGTTATCTCCTGTTTTAACATTGCCATTAAAGGCTAGGGGGCGTCCATTTGATTCTTTCTTCACAACTGCCCACGCTACTTTGAGTGCCTTACCTTCGAACCCAACTGCGCTTAACATCTTGACTAACTCTTCGTCAGAGAAAGAACCCTTCTGTTGAGAGAACTTCTTCAACTCTAGAGTCTTAATTTTTACTTTATGCTCTTCTATTTCTTTGTCAATCTGGATCTTTACTGCATCTTTTGTTTGCATTGCTTGCTGTGCAACAGATGACTGAATATAAGTAGAGAAGATAGAAACAAACATCACCGCAATTAATATGCTTGCTATTTGTTCGACAACTCTATTACTTGGTTTGTGCATTGATTTTCCTTTGTTAGGGGACAGAGACAAGGTTGCTTAACTAGCCAACCCGTGCCACCCGCTTTGGGGAGACAGGTATTACAACTACCTTTCTAATGCGTCCGTAAGTCGTTCGGTCTTTATAGGTATTAGATTACCATAAATAGTGCAGGAAAGTCAGGTTTTGGGTCAGCAACTCTCGCAAATGAGCCCATTTCGGTAGTCAATCTCCGCTACAGCCATAGATTTGCCACATTTCCAGCAAGAAATATAAATGATTTGTTTTTTCATGGTTTTCATCTAAATACCCCCCTTTAGGTCAAATAGTATCACCTTCCTGACAAATAGTCAAAGACACGCCGATACA